TGCGAAGGCCTGGAATCTAGCCGTTTCTCCCTGGCACGTGGTTTGCAGAGCTCGCGAGCTTGTGACGTCTTTTGTCGCTACATTTTGCGTGGTTGACGGGAATTGTCGGCAAACGGTATCCCGGTCCGAGGGCAAACCCGCGCCGATCCTAGGTCCGGAGTCGCGGCACGGGATATGCTATAGCGAGCGGCGAAAGGCAGGCACACAATGAAAGCTTTTGACGTTTACTTTCTAGGCAAGCTACTTGATCGGGTTTTCTTCTGTGCAGGGAATGATCCCGAGTCAGTGCGAATCACTTTGATCAATCGCGACGGTCTGCCAACGTCGATCGTCGTCTTGCGTGCCTAGCACGTCACCACAATCAACAGGAGGCCTCCAATGAATGTTTTCATCTACCAGGCAGGATTGCTCTGTGAAGCATGTGGCGAAGCTACGATCGAAGCCCTGCAAATCATCGGGGCCGAGGATACGGGTGACTCGGACGATTACCCGCAAGGGCCCTATTCGGACGGCGGCGGCGAAGCGGACAGCCCTCAGCATTGTGATCGCGGCCGCGATTGCATCAACTCGGAACATTTCGGAATGAGAAACCCCGTCGGGGCCTTTCTCGAGAACCCTCCCACGGAAGATGGGATCGGGTACGTATCCCAGCAACTAGCCGCGCATGCCTCGAGCGGAGTGGTCCGTCACTGGGCCGAGCATTACGGGATCTGACAACAATCGGCACACTGCAATTCTTGCACAGCGAAAAGCGACGAAGATCGGCAGAACAGAAACCGCGGCAAGTCCCGTGCCAAGGAAACCCGCGGAAATTCGAGGCAAACGATCGGCTGCAGACTTGGCCCGGGATATGCTTTAACGAGATAGCATAGGCAAGACGGAGCGGACAGAAGGCGAGGGCAGGACGGGGCCGGAGATACCAGGACAGTCAACGCCATTCTCAGTAACTCATGAGCCGAGTCAACCCTGGCGACAAACCCCCAGCAAAGGAAACCCAATGAAGACCATGATCGCGATCCTAGTTCTCTCCCTCTCCGCTTGCGCTTTCTCCCTCTCCGCTTTCGGCTCCGACAATGCCAGGACCACGATTCCGGACTGCAGCGCGGCCAGTGTCCGGATCTTCAACGGTCCGGCATTCGACGGCACCGTTTACCTCCATGACTCGGACGTTCGCGTTCCCTCGGACGTGGTTCGGACCGTCAAGACGATCGCGGCATCGGGCAGGACTCCCGCGATCTGTACGATTTGGGGCATTCCCTCCGCGATCGTTTCGGAGTAGTCTCCCGCGCGCACCTTGCGCGCTGGTAGGCCGACGCCACGACCTATCAGCGGGCATGATGCCCGACAAACTGCAAACCAAGGAAAGGTAACACACACATGACCAAACAAGAGGCAATGCATCGAGTCAACATGAACAATGCGCTCATGGCGCTTGGTTTTTCGTTCGACGAATGTGAACAGCTGCGTCGGATCTCTCTGACGCTGCACCACTGGGCAGAGAGGGAGTGTAACGAAGACATAGAGACTCGGGATGACGGATCGGCGTGGTTGACGCCACGATCGCGCCAGACGTCCGAAGTCCCTGGCAAGGCCTACCGCATACCCAACCGCGAAGCTGGGGCCCTGCGAAGGCTCACGGGCATCATCGCCAGCCGCAAGCGGACCGTGACCTATTACCATCAGACCGATCCACGTGGTTGCGCGCTGTATATCGTGCCTCTGGTCCGCCTGCGTGACTACGTCAAGCGCACGCAGTTGGATACGCGCCTAGGGCGCGACGGCAAGCGAGCCCCCATCCGGACCGTGCTTGACTCCTGTTACTCGAGCGTAGGTATCGCAGTCTACTAACGCTCGACAGCACACACTAACGCGGAGTACCGAAAGGTAACTTCGCGTTTTTGTTTGTGTTTCGTATATGGTAATGACCATACATGTATAGTCACATATGGTAATGTATAGTCACATATGGCCATGCGACCATAGGCGCGACCACTGCGGGAGGTCTTTAGGCACTGTTGTACTTTTGACAACACGGCCATTCGTAACCGTCAAGGTATTGACACATATGGATTGTGTCTATATGTGTTAACCTACTATGCCTTACACGTGGCATATGTGGCGCAAGCGCTGGCATGGAGGCCCATGCTTTGCCCTTATCTCGGCCATGGTAGCGTGGCACAAGCGTGCCACAAACGACCGTGTTAGCCGTATGCGCTGCATGTATCTGCCTGGTATGATTGGGCATTCCACAAGCGACCTACGGATTAGATAAACGTAGCTTGCTGCGGCGGCGAGGCCTGGTCCTTGCCCCAGTGGTGCCCCAGTGGGGCCTACGCTCGAGAGTATAGGCAGCGCGCCGCGCAAGAGCTCCAATGTATGCATGATGCGTGCCAGCTGCACATGTAGGTGGGGGTAGGGGGTGGTAAACACGTTCCCTACACGCACCGCCCACCCCCGCACACCTACTGATCAACGTAAGTATGGAAAATTTTTTATAAAATCGGAATTACGAGCCGCGTCATTTCCCAATAAAAACGCACCATGCTAATTCGTTCTGTCGATTTGGCCGATCCCGAACCAGAGCCCTCCACGAGCCAGAGTCCGGGACCTCCCCCTCCCATAACCCACCTAGAAACCACCAAAGCCTCCCTGCTCCAGCGGCCTCGTCCGCATCTTTGCCAATGGTTTCACGGAGTTAAAATTCAAAGAGGCAGGAGCCCCCCCGGTGTTGTCAAAAGTACAACACGAGCGCTTTACGGCTATGAAAAGCCACCCTTTCAGGGGCCAGTGGCCAGTCCCGGCAGAGTATCTGGGTGTGATACCATATCTCTAAGGAAACACACATGCCACCCGGACGACGACCGAGATCCATCACCCTCTTCACGCGACTCCTGGCCGCGTACAAGCAGATAGGGCCCTGCCACTCGAAGGTGGCGCGGATCTGCGACGTGCACCGGTTCACGGCCAAGACGGCGTATCTCAAGGGCTGGAGCGAGGAGATCCGGTCCAAGCGGCCTGCGTTGCGGCCGATCCACGATATCCTCCTCTCGGAGGACTCTCCGGAGCTGGTGCTCCTGCAGCCCGGGGGAAAATATGAGCCCAAGCCCGAGGTCTTGTTCCCGCCGTCCGTTGGGCCGCCGACAGCTCCTTCGCCTAGTCCTCCGGCGCCGGAGGTCGCGCCTGCCGCACTGGCAGAGCCCGCCCCGCGCAGGCGCCAGAAGCCCGCGGCCGCACCCGATTCCCTCGAAGTCATTCCGCTCGTGCCGGTGGCGCCGATGTTCGAGGCCGCGGAGCTCGCCACACACGCCTACGAAACGGTGCGCAAAGAGTGGGCGGCGATCGAGGCCAACCGCGACACCGCGCTCGGCCTGACGTCCATTGCGCGGCAGGTCGCGGTCGCTTTACAAGAGAAAGCGGTGCGTCTCAAGTCCCAGGTCGAGCAAGAGATCGCGCTCGATACCCCGGTCGACGAGAAGCAGCTTGTCATGCAGTTGCAACGCCTAGGTAACCTGGTCGAGCAGGCATCGAAGATCATCAGTGAGAGCGTCAAGGCCGAGCGGCTAGTGGTCGGGTCTCCGACTAGCATCCATGAGCTTGTCCGAAAGGATGTCATCTCGGACGAGGACGATGCACCGGTGGCCCCGGATGGCCTCCTCGCCTCCCTCATGACGGACGAGGTCATCGATACCGCTCCGGAGGATCCGGCGGAAGAGGTTGACGACGGGTTGGATGATTGAGCGATCGTCGTGCGCGCGGCGTCGTCGCACTTTCTCTATTCGAGAATCGTGAAAATCCCTGATTTTCCAGGCATTTTCGCGCGATTTTCCTTCCTATGATTCCCCAGCCGAGCGCTCGCCGTCGGCGTATGATCGATCCTTGTGCGCGAAGTTCGAACCAAGACACCTTATCCCAGGCCCGCCGACCACTACGACCACGCCGCGGCGGGCATGCTTGCAACCCTGACTCAGGACGCCCTATCCGAACTCCTGCGGCAGTATGACGAAGAGCACAAGCGCAGTACGCGCATAATTTCGGCCCTCCTAGAGCTTCTCGGAGGACAGACCTACCTGCCGCGTCACGTCATGGATAACACTCCCGGGTACGAAGCCCTACCCGGGCAACACTCCGGGGATCTCGTCTTGCGGTCGTTCTCTGACGGATCGACCGAGCACTAGCAATCAGTATGCCACCGGGATATGATATGACGATGGCGCAACGCCCGACTCGTAAGTACGTTTCTCCATTTCCGTCCCGAAAACGGGAGCATGTCGGGGCCGCGCCGGCGGACGGGGTCTCCGAGACATCGGAGGACCGAGCCAAGCACATCGCCGACACCATCGGCGAGTGCGCGAAGGCGATGGGGATCCCACCCACTGATTTGACGTGGTGGGACTATAAGGCATTTGCCTCCGTGCAGTGGGGGCAGAACACGGTCGGGATCGTCCGTAGGGACATCACGAGGCTCGGCGGCTTTGCCGGGATCCGAGACGCCTACTTCCCGCTGGAAGACACCGATCAGGCCATAACGAAGAACCGCGTACACGAGCACGCGGCCCTCTCGCGTCGCTTGGGCAAGCACCTTGCCGATGAGGCTTTCCAGTATCAGCAGATGGAGGCCTTTGCGACCAGGGTCTTCGAGGGGCGGATCAAGCCGGTACCGTACAAGAAGTCGACCAAGGGCAAGCTCGGGCAGATCCGCCGCGAGCTCGTCATCGTGCTCAGCGATCTGCATCTCGGCGCCGACATCTCGGCCGAGGCCACCGGCGGAATGAGCTACGGCCCGCGGGAAGAGGCGCGGTTCGCAGCCCAGGTCGTGCAGCAGGTCTGTACCTACAAGCCGGAGTACCGGGACGAAACCGCGCTACGGGTTGTCATCCTGGGCGACATCATTCACGGCTGTCTTCACGACCTTCGCGACGGCGCGGTCATGGCCGAGCAAAAAGACCGGGCCATGCACATTCTCGGACAGATGATTGCTCAGTTCGCGGCAGCGTTCCGAAAGGTGACCGTCGAGTGTGTGACGGGTAACCACGGACGTGACAAATTACGTCACCCGAAGAGGGCGACGTCGGCGAAGTGGGCGAGTAACGAGATGACCGTGTATTGCTCGGTTCGTAGGATTTGTTCGAACCTCAAAAACGTCGAGTGGAACATTCCGTTGGCCGCGTTCGGCCAGTTCACAGTTTTTGGAAAGCGTTTTTTCTACACCCACGGTGACACAGTCCTTTGCGTCGGTAACCCAGGGAAGAGGATCGATTCGCAGAGCCTCGAGAATCAGGTCAATCGTCTCAACGCGACGCTGCGGGATCGGGACGAGTACGCGGTTGTTCTCGCCGGCCACGCGCACCAGTTCCTCCACCTCGCACTCAACAACGGGGTGACGGTAATTGTCAACGGGCCGTTCACGCCGATCGATGAGTACGCGACGTCGATCGGCATCTTTGAGAGTGTAAGCTCTCAGACGATGTTTGAGGCCGTGCCCGGCTTCCCGGTTGGGGATCTCCGTCGAATCGTGCTCGACAAGAAGGTGGCCAGCGATTCATCGCTCGATGGGATAGTGAAGCCGTGGCAGGGGTTCTAGGAGTGGGAGCGGCCGGGTCTCGAGCCCGAGCAAAGCGAACGCCCCCGCCCGCGGAGAAGAAGCCTTTCTCCGGATGCACGCCGCAGGTCGCGGCCATCGTCCGGGCCAAGAAGCTGCCGCTTCCGGGGGTGATGCGCGACCGGCTCCGGGCCCTTGCACGAACCGGGAAGGTCCGGCAGGCCGACATCAAGCTGATCTGGCAACAGCAGTTGCTGCCGATCTTGCGCCAGGCTGCCCGCATCGATTTTAACTTCTTCGCAGAGCTCGTTGCCACCGACGACGAGACGGGCAAGCCGATTCGGCAGAGCGTCCTGCACAAGCAATGGGCGGAACTGTGTGAGCAACACCCACGTTTACTCATATGGTCTCACATCGAGAGTGCCAAAACAACGCAGCTGAGCATTTTGCGCACCGTCTGGGAGTTGGGCAAGGACCCCTCGCTCCGGTTCGCCATCCTCTCCAACACGAAGGGCCAAGCGGAGCAAATCCTTCGGTCGATCGCTAGGTACATCGAACAGAATGACGAGGTCCACGCAATCTTCCCGGATCTGCTGCCCGACCCCGCGGGCCCGTGGACCAACACAAGGCTCCGGGTCGTGCGCCGCGGGAACGCCAAGGACGCGTCGGTGCGAGCGGTCGGCGTGCACGGGGATCTCACCGGTGCGCGCGTTGATCGACTCATCGTTGACGACATCCTTGACCCCGAGAACTGCGAAAACGAAACAGGCCGCAAGAAGCTCATGGCCTGGTACAAGGCCGTCGCCGTAGGCCGCCTCACGGCTCGAGCGCGCATAGTAGTTGTCGGCACAGCCTACCACCCCAAGGACCTGCTCCACGAGCTCTCCCGGCAGAAGGGCTTCGTGTGGAAGCGGTTCGCGGTGCTCGACGAACACGGACGTCCTACGTGGCCCGATAAGTGGCCCTTACCGCGAATCGAGGCAAAGAAGGCCGAGCTCGGCCCGGCTGAGTTCGCGCGGCAGATGCTGTGTCTTGCTCGCGACGACGGGGAGGCTAGGTTCAAGCAAGTGTGGATCGACGCCGCTCTAGTCGCCGGCGATGGGCTCGACATGTTACCAACTGTCGATGACATCGAAGACGGCTCCGCTATTTTTGTTGGGGTCGACCTGGCGGCTCGGAAGAAGAAGAGGTCCGACACCACGGTCCTGTCCGCGTTCCTGGAGGACCGAAAGGGGAGGCGGCGCATCTTGAACATCAAGAGCGGCAAGTTCACCGGGCCCGAGATCATCGGAATTATCAAGGACTGGGATAAGTTTTACCATCCGTACGCTTTCGTGGTCGAAGACAACGGGGCGCAACTGTACCTGCTACAATTCCTAGGCGAGGACTCGAACATACCCGTGGTGCCGTTCACCACAGGGAAGCAGAAGCGAGATCCGATTCTCGGGGTTGAGGGCATGGCGATCGAGCTGTTCAACGGCAAGTGGGTATTCCCCAACAAGGCCGGGCGAATGGATCCGGAGCTGGAGGCGTTGATTTCGGAGATGCTCTTCTACTCTCCGGATAAGCACACCGGCGATAGGCTGATCTCTCTCTACTTCGCACGGACGAAGGCACGAGAGATCATGGCCTTTTTGTATGGGGACAGGGACAGGCCCGCGGTCGCCGTACACGTTGTCGGTGGGGACGCCCCGTCGTCGGAAAAGACATATCACGAAGACGACTTCGAAGAGATGATCGGTTAGCCCAGACTCGCGATATCATATAGTGATGCGAGAAGAAGAAACTGCCGTGGCGGTTCGTTCGGTCGGGGCGCCGGACAAGGCGTTGTCCGAGTCGTTTGGGCCAGAGCCCGGCTCCGTCCTCAAAGCATATCTGGTGCGCGCCGGCGACGGCGGCGGCGAGAGTCAAATACAGAATGAGCCGGACAAGCGGCAAAGTCTGTTCTCTGGGTCCGGAACCCTGGAGCCGGTGTATGACCCCAACGCGTTGGCGATGGTGTTCGAGTCGTCGTCCTGCCTGCGTCCGAACGTGGACGCGTACATAACGAATATCGATTGTTTCGGCCACCAGTTCGTACCGGTCATCGACCTAACTCAACCCGGAGCGGACGAGAAGGTCCGCAATGCCATGCGGCTAGAGCGGCGGGCGGAGAAGCGGGCGGCGGCTCTGGCCGGAGGGAAGACGGACGCGCAGAAGGCGGCGCTCGACAAGGACGATGAGATCTCCGACGCCGAGTTGAAGAAGCGGATCGAGCAGCTCAAGGGCGAGATCGCCATCGAGCAGGCCGAGCTCGAAATGTTCTTCGAAAACTGCACCGTCGACATACCCTTCTCCGGCCCCGAAGGCTTGCGCGGCCTATCTCGCTACAACCTCGAGGTCCTTGGGAATAGCTACTGGGAAGTCCTGAGAGACGGTCTTGGTCGTATTGCGCAATTTAATCTCATCCCCGCCAGCAGCATGCGCGTGAACCCGGTGGACGACGAGATCACCGAGGTTGAGATCCCCGTGCGCACCTCTTTGCTGACCTGGACGAAGATCAAGGCGCGCAAGCGATTCCGAAAGTTAGTCCAGTGCTGGGAAGCCAACACAAAGACCGTGTTCTTCAAGGAGTTCGGAGATCCGCGTGTCATGTCGGCGAAGACCGGCAAGACGTACAAGGACAAGGCAGCGCTCGAGGCCGACGAGAAGAAAGGGGATCCCACCGCCGTGGTCTCAGAGGCCACCGAGGTCATCTGGTTCAAGATCACCTCTCTTCGTTCCGTCTACGGAGCCCCGCGGTGGATCGGCTCTTTGCTGGCCGTTCTGGGTAATCGGCAGAGCGAGGAGATGAACTTCATCTACTTCGAGAATCGGTCGGTTCCTCCGCTCGCCATACTCGTGTCCGGTGGGCGCTTGGCCGCCGATTCGGTTGCGAAGCTCGAAGATCACGTTCGGAACAACATCAAAGGGCTCCGCAATAGCCACAAGATTCTGATCCTCGAAGCCGAGCCGGCTAGCAGCATGCAGCAGGCCGCGGCCGCGACCGGTACTCCGTCGCGCATGAAGATCGAGCTCAAGCCGCTCACCGATGCGCAGTTGACTGATGCGACGTTCCAAGCCTACGACGAAAGGAATACGGACAAGGTCGGTCAGACGTTCCGGCTTCCTCGTCTCTTGCGTGGCGATGTTCGAGATTTCAACAGGAATACAGCTGGCGCGTCAATCGACTTCGCCGAGGTCCAGGTCTTCAACCCGCTCCGCCAGGAGTTCGACTGGCACATCAACAAGAAGATCCTGCCTGCGTTGGGTATCCGGTACCACCTGTTCCGTTCGAATTCGCCGTCGGTTCGTGATCCGGAAGCGCTTGCTGAGATGATTGAGCGCATGGTGAAGGCTTCGGTTCTGACTCCCGAGGAGGGACGCGCGCTCTGCGGCGACGTGTTCAACGGTAGCTTCGCGGTTCTTGACGCTCCGTGGACCAAGCAGCCAGTGGCGTTGACGTTGGCCGGACTGAACGCGAAGATGCGCGAGGAGAAGGAAGGGCCGAGCAAGGATACCTTCGACCGGAATGGAGGCGAGAGCGCCCCCGGATCCGGGCCGACGCAGGCGGCTCTCGGCGTGACCAAGGCCGAGTACATCTCCCTTTGCAAAGACGTCATGGCCGGGCAGCAGCCGGATGATGACGAGGACGACGAGGACGACGAGGACGACGAGGACGACGAGGATCTGGACGACAAGGAGAAGGAGCAGCGGCGCATTCGCAAGCTGCAGGTCAGTGCTCTCGTGAAGCTGCACAAGTACATGCGGGAGCAGGAGCGGGCGGCGGCGCAGGCTTCGTGGGACAAGATGGAGCAAGTGCACATCAAACTGCCCGAAGCAGAGTTGAGAGCGCTCTTCGAGCGCGTGGACGAGTAAGCCGTGGCCGGGCACCCGCAGTACGGCCGGGCCGCTCGAGCCGCGGCCGAGATTCTCCGCATTGGGTATGGGGTCCGGGTCGAAAAGGCCGAGAATCCGCTCTACGACCGCGGCTTCGTGCTTTTGAGCAACCGCCTGAACAGGTCCTTGGTTCGGTCGGTCCGGCAGGACGAGGAGATTGCCCTACGGAGGGTCCTCGAAGACCTCGACGTCGATTGGGTCGATCTAAGTTCGGATCGTAGGGCGCAGACGATTGAGAAGGCCAAGCGGCATTTCTTGGCGTTGCCAGCGGCGGTGGTCGCCGGGATCGTTCTAACGATGAGCAGCCAGGTCAATCGAATCGCCCGCGAGACGCGCCAGAGGTCTATTCAAGAGTTCGACCTGAAGATCCCGAGCGAGCTCGGCGGTGACGACGTCGACTCCCTGAGTGCTCTTCTATCCTCCGAAGGCCTGCACGTGATCGACGAGTACGCCCGGCGGGCCGAGGTCATGTCGGTTATGGTCGCCGCCGCGGTGGCCGCCGGTCTCGCCACCGGCGCCGGGAGCGCGGACATCGCCGGTAGAGTTTCGGAGCTCGTGCGAGCCTCACAACTAGCCAGGGCGGCGGCGTACTGGGACGTCGCTGCAATGGCGGCCGCCGGCTACGCGCGGACCGCGACGCAACTGCATGCCTTCTCGGAGGCCGGAATCGTCACGTACAAGTTTGTGGCGGTGATGGACGAGAAGACCACGGAGATCTGCCAATACATGAATGGTCGGACGCTCTCCGTGGCGAAAGCTCTTGATCAGCTCCGTCGGGTAGAGTCGCTCGAGACGGCCGACGCGATTCGAAACGCGCGCCCTTGGGTATGGCGGGGCAAGGACGAGGACGGGTCGGATATTCTTTATTTCCGCAAGGGTGAACGAAGAGTCGTTGTGACACATATCGATTCGAAGGGCGTGTTCACGGGCGGGCTTTCGGACGAGGAGCTCGAAGTGGCTGGTTTGTTGGTTCCACCTCTCCACGGGCGTTGTCGTTCCGGTATAATTGTATTCTAGGGGAAAACAGATATGTCGTTAGCACTCATTGGTAAGGAAGAAACCATACGTCAGATGTTCCCTGGGGAGATGCTTGGGCGGCTGACCAACGCGATCACCGTGGCAATTGATAGGTCCTTTCACGACGCCGAAGGTCGTTTGCAGCGAGAGATCACCCGGACCGAGATCAAGGACCGGTTCTCGACGTGCATCAAGTGGGCCCGCGTCCTCCGAGGGGATCTCCAATGGGGCGTTGAGCGCATTGTTGGACAGTTTGACGAGATCCTGCGCTGCTATCTCGCGAAGGCAGAGTATATTCCACCGCAACGTAAATGCTGGGTTCCGAGCGACGGCCAGTAGCTTCACAAGTATGAACACGCTACAATTGGATAAGCGTCGCGCACTTTGCGACTAGCCAAGGCATATACCTCTGGAGATAGATATGGCAACACGGCACCAAGTTCTCGAGACTACCGCGAAGTACATCGACGGTTTGATTAAGCAGCTCACCCCGGATCCGGAAGCTGCGTGTGTGGCGGCGTTCGAGCAGCTCGGCCCGTTGGTCAAGAAGTCCAGGGCCATGACCGCGGACGATATCTCTACCGATGCGTACTTCGCCGAGGGCATCCAGAGTGTCATCAATCGGCTGGACGCGGTTCGCAACGGGTTCGCTCGCACCTACGAGCAGGAGAACGGTGTTTCGAAGGCCGAGGGCCTGAAGTCGATCACCAAGGATATGTCTCCGGCCGAGTTCGTGGCGTTTGCCGCGACGACCATCCGCAAGGCGATCAAGTGCGCCGAGCTCGGATATGTTGGCAAGGCGCTGAACGCCATTCGCCAGCTCGAGTCTGACATTCACAAGGCCGAGTCTTTCGCGGATACCACCGCCAACTCGATCACGGTCACGGTCGAGAACGATCCGATGAAGGTTGTTTCGACGGAAGGTCCAGGGACGGTTACGCCGGCAGGCACCTCTTCGCCTAGCTCCGCGGCCTCCAACTACGTGACTAATCCGACGGGCGTTTCGGCGCCACCGCCGGCCACCGTCGCGAATACAGCAACGGGCAGCATGGCGTCGCAGTCGTCGAATCAACCGGCCGGCACGTCGAATTTCGTGGCGAAGGATGGGGCAGAACCCGCCGCCGCCGCCGCCACTCCTGCCGCTCCCGCTCCGGTGGAGCCGGTCGTGGTTGTGGAACCGGTTACGGTCGTGGAACCGGTTGTCACCCCCGCCGAGGTCGCTAAGGCCGACGATGTGACCATCGCGAAGGGCCTGGACGAGATTCAGGACGCGGTTGCGAAGGCTGACCCGGATGCGGCGCAGCTCGCGAAGGACGGCTGGCCTTTGGATCTCGCCTCGGGGCGGGTCTGCCGAGAGCGCTTCTAAGGAGTGTGCGGCCGTGGCCGCCACCAAGACAACCCGGATCCTAGACCAGGCCAGGGTCGCAATAGAGAAGACCCTGGCCGGTTTGCCATTTGATCTACGGGTGGTGCTCGAGGTCGAGTCGGAGCCAGGAGTTGCTCCTGTAGAGGCCACCACCTGTAAGGCTTTCGGGGTACGGGTCTGCAAGGTAGACTCAACCGAGGAGCGGTACGTTCTCGGCATTGTTCTCGAACCACAGGATCCTCAGAACCCCGTCGACAGCCAGGGCGATGTGTACGACGCCGAGACCATTAGGCTCGCAGCATATCGATTCATGGAGGAGTACCGGAACATCGGCCTGCAGCATTCCGGGTTGATCAACGACAAGGTCAAGATTCTGGAGAGTTGGATTCAGCGTGAGGACACGGTGATTGGTGGCCAGAACGTTCTGGCCGGGTCGTGGTTGATGGCGGTCCGGGTGCTCGACGACGAATTGTGGGCCGCGGTCAAAGACGGCAAGATCACTGGGTTCTCTATTGGCGGTAAGGGCAAGAGGACTTCGGTTGCCGAGTAGGCGCGGCAAATCATATAATAGGGACAGGAACAAATCATGGCCACCGCACAGAACACGCTAACTGATATCGAAGTCAAGGAAACGTCGTTGGTGGACCGTCCGGCCAACCGGCGAGAGTTTCTCATCAAGAAGCGCGCCCCGGGCGAGGTCGTGATCAACCCGTTGTTCTCGGAAGACCCAGTTTTGGCGGAGCTCGACAAGAAGGATTCGTCCGAGTCGGAAAAGACCGAGGAAGACGCGAAGAAGGACGATTCTGCGTCCGCGTTTGTGGCCTTGGCAGCGGAGACTCCAGCGCCCGTTGCTCCGGCGCCGGCGCCTGCCGCCGCCGCCGCCGAGCCGGTAGTCGTTACGAGTGTCGCAGAGAAGACCGATTCGGTTCCGGAGGTGCCCGCGCCGCCCGCGCCGCCCGCGCCGCCCGCGCCGCCCGCGCCCACGGTAGCCGAGAAGGCCGACGCTCCGGTGCATGTCGTGATCGAAAGCAAGCCGGAGCCAATCAAGGTGACCCCGCGGCTACGCGCGGCCGCGCTAGCCGGAATCACCGAAATCGTTGCCCGCGTGATGGAAGCCAAGAAGCAGCTCGAGGAGACCGTCGCGGATCCATCCGGCGACACTTGGGTGCCGTGGTCGGTCATGTCGCAGTTCACGCAGGTCGATGCGCTGATCGACCAGATGCGGTGGATTGGTGGCGCCGAGTGGGAGGCCGCTGCAACACTAGCCGCCGGCGCGTTGTCGGCGGACGACGTCACGAAGGCCGCAGCCGCAATGGCGGCCGTTCGCCTGAAGAAGTTCACGACTGTGCACGGCGACATGGGTAGCGCCTTTAAGGCAATGCAGAGATGCCACAAGGCAATGGGAGATATGCTTACTGAGGTGGCTCCGACTGAAAAGGCTGAGGCCGCCACGGTCGCCGCCCCGGTCGCCGCCACGGTCGCCGCCACGGTCGCCGCCACGGTCGCCGCCACGGTCGCCGCCCCGGTCGCCGCCACGGTCGCCGCCCCGGTCGCCGCCCCGGTCGCCGCCCCGGTCGCCGCCCCGGTCGCCGCCCCGGCCGCCACGATCTCCAAAGCAGATATCGAGCTTGTCGAGCTCCGGAAGCAGCTGGCAACGCTGCAGCAAACAGTAGTTGCTCAGGCCGATATTCTTTCAAAGGCCGGAGTATGTCCGCCTCCAAACGCAATTCCTATTGATGGGCATACCACTGGTGATGCTACAATCAAGAAGGACGTTGTTTGGGAACCTGACATGGGTCGCTCAAACAAGCCGCGACAAAGGTTTTAAGCACTCATTGGCGCGGTAAAAGATATAGCGAGACGATAGAGAAAGGTGCCTCCATGACCAACGAATCCCTCTTGAATAAGGCAGACGCGGCGCTTGCGGACCTGACCAGCGGTGGTTTGCTGCAGCCGGCTCAGGCGCAGAAGTTCCTCCGTGTGCTGATCGACGAGGCGGTTTTGCTGAAGATGGCGACTGTCGTCCCGATGAAGAGCCCGAAGCAGCTCATCGAGAAGATCAAGTTCGGTTCGCGCATCCTACGCGCCGGCACCGAGGCTCAGGCCCTGGCGCTCGCCGACCGGTCGAAGCCGTCGCTGGGCAAGGTCGAGCTCGACGCCAAGCTGTTCAAGGCCGAAGTTAGGATGACCAACGAGGTGGTAGAGGACTCGATCGAGCGCGGTCAGCTTCGTCAGACCATCATGCAGTTGATGGCCGAGCAGATCGCCGTCGATATCGACGAGATCTTGGTCAATGGCGATACCGATTCCTCCGACGCGTTCCTGGCGCAGTTCGACGGTCTCTTGGCTCAGGTCACCACGAACCAGGTTGCGCATGCGGATGGTACCACGAACCGCACGCTTTGGAAGGCCATGCTGAAGGCTATGCCGCATCCCTTCATCCGCAACAAGAAGGCGCTGCGTTTCCTCACGTCGATCTCGAGCGAGATCGATTATCGGGACGCTCTCGGTGATCGCGCGACGGTGGTTGGTGACCGCATGGTCGAGGAAGACGCGCCGACGATGTATGGTGGTATTCCGGTGGTTTCCGTTCCGATGTTCCCCGAGAACATTGGTACCGGTTCTCACTGCACGGCTCCCGTGCTCATCGACCCGAAGAACATCACGGTCGGCATTTGGAGGGACATCCGGGTCGAGACAGACAAGTTGGTCAGCGAGGGAGTCCTCCTGATCGTCGCCACCATGCGCTTTGATATGAAGCTGGCCCATGAGCCTGCTTCGGTCATCGCCAACAACGTCAAGGTTAACGCGTAGTCACTAGAGCGACGGGTCGGCGCCCGGAGATGGGCGCCGGTTCAAACCGAAAAAAAAATTTAGGAGATAAGAAATGGCCGGTCTTGCGAATTTCACCCTTCTTAGTGGCTCCGCCGCCGATGCGGTTGGTCCTCTCAAGCTCAACACTCTCACGTTCACCGGTGTGTCGCTCTACACCACGGACGGTGACACCGGTTTCAAGGCCGGGCTGCAGGCCGCCGCCGAGGACGCTCGTGCGCCGATCGCGGTCGTGGAACTCGGTTCCGCCGGCGACTACGCGCTCGAGTACATCGTGTCTTCGGACAAGATGATCGTCAAGGTTCGCTCCACTGGAGCACAGGTGGCGTCCCAGACCGACCTGGATGGCGTGACCTTCAAGGTGCTGGCTATCAGCAAGTAGGTTAGGCGGGTCCGCCGCACCACACAACCCAGGGCGGGTCATCTACCGGTGGCCCGCCCTTTTGCGTTTCGGAGTCTTTGAATGAGTATGCGTTATCGTTTGGTTCGCACCATCTCAGTCGCTGGGTTCGTGGCGGACGCTTCTCCCGGGGTCGATACCGTCCCGGCGATTGTTCTGGACGATTGGCTTTCAGATCAGGCGTCGAATACCCCTACTCGAGGGTGTCGGTTCCTGATCCGGTACTTCAACGAGGCCGGAGACGAGCTCGAAGGCGGCTCGGCCACCGTGCAGGCGTGGGCGAAGACCAACGACGGTTCTTGGGCATCCGAGGCCGCGGCCGTGTGTGCTGAGGGCCGCGTTATCGGCGCTGATCTCTACGGGGAACTCTATTTCAAGGTCACGGCTCTTACGGTGGACGCGGTACCTACCGCGGTTACGATGGAACTCTGGGTCGCCGAGAGGGGAGAGCTCGACGGCGCAACGGTAGATTGGGTAAACGCGAATATGGATCGGTTGGATAACATCCCGACCGACACTACCACCGCCCTCGCCCTCAAGGAAGACAAGGCCAACAAAGGCGCCGCCTCCGGCTACATGCCTCTCGTCGGCGGTCTGGCCCCGGTCGCGAACCTCCCCCCCGCTTCCGCCATCTCCGCCGGCACGCTCGCGTCTGCCGACTACGAGCTGATGAAGCTCGGGGCCAAGGCGACCATCGCCGTCACCATGAACGCCTTCGGCACGTGGGCCGACGGCCAGACCATCGTGACCCCCGTCGTCGGGAGCAAGACGTTGAAGGTCACGGCGGCCGGCGACATCGACATCGTTGGATTGACCGAATCCGCCGCGAAGGCGTTCATCGCCGCCTACCTGACCAACGCCGTCGGCAGCGTGGTGAACGTCTCGCCGACGGGCAGCACAATGACGGTAACCGCGAAGGCATACGGCACCGCGCTCAACACCACCGTCATCTCGGGCACCGTGCTCGCGGCGCCGGGAACGATGGCGAGCGGACTTGCGCCACAGGTGGCCAACCCGCCGCCCTACGCGGCAGCCATCGCCGCACTCGGCACCATGTCCACCCAAGCGGCCAACGCCGTCGCCATCACGGGCGGCACGGTCGCGGGGCTGACCAGTCTTGGCGCGTCCACGGTAGTCACTGGCGCCGGGGCGCTCGTGGCTGGGACCGGCGCTTCTTTCCACCATACGATCTGGGGTGGAACCAAGTCGGGCGTCGCTTGCAACGTGCTGGCGTTCGATGGAGGATCGCGCTTCGGCGTTCTGCTGACGAACGGGTCCGGAGACAGGTGGGCATTGGGCCACGCTCCTGGCAACTTGGCCCTTGGCAGTGAGGTGCTCTACTGGAACCCGAGCGGATACGTCGGCGTGAACGGTAGATTTCTCGGCGCGCAAGGAGCCGACATCGCGAGCGCCAATGATATCACCCTGGGAAACGGGAACTACTTCGACATCACCGGCACAACGGAGATTCGACGCATCCTCGGGACCGGATGGACCGCCGGATCTCGCGTCGTCTTGCAATTCGACTCAACCCCCACCGTCAAGCACGGCATAGCTGCGGGGTCAAGCTACTATGGTTTTCAACTCGCAGGAGGGATTGACTTCACCGCAGATGCCGGCGACACCTTGTCGCTGGTGTTCGATGGGGCATGGTGGAGACAGGCGTAAGATGGGAACGCGGAAGTACGTCAGGGCGGTTGCCGACCTCGTTTCAGGCCCGGAGCAAAAGCGCGATTGGTACGTGTCGAGCGTGCATGGTTCGGACAGCGCAGACGGCAGGACGCCAGACACCGCGTTCGCGACGTTCACCAAGCTCGCCACGGTGCTGGCGGCCAACGAGACAATCAGCCTGGATCGCGGCTCGCATTGGCGCGAATCCCTCGACTGCTCCGCGCTGTCCGGGGTTCGTGTGTACGACCACGGGATAGGACCGAAACCATGTATCGATTGCTCTGACGACCTGGCCCCCACCGACTGGACCCCGACTCCGGACCAGGACGGCGTCTACTACGCGACCGTCACGCCGGACGCCTACTCCGCTCGCTCGCTGAACACCTGGGCCGACGACGTGCAGCTTACCCCTGCGACAACCCTTGCCAACTGCCAGGCCACAGCCGGTAGCTTTTGGGCATCGAGCGCGGCCGATGATGCCGTGGGGTGGTCGGGCGGGGTGGCGCATGTCCACGTCCATCCCACGGATGGGACGGACCCGAGGACCGACGGAAAAACCTATGCGTATTCCAAGCGCGCGTGGGCGTATGCCGACAAAAGCGATGGGCTTGGGTCCATCGATGGAGTGTGGCTGCGCCGCAACTTGGCCAACGATGGGGCCATTAGCGCGCTCTACGGCCAGGCGTGGAATTGCCTGTTCACCGACGGCAACAAGCATCAAGTTCTGGCCCACGAAGGGGCGGGGCTGTGGGGCTGTAGATTCCGGCAGTGCGGCTCGTACCTGGACGTGGCGCAAAGGACCTGCTACCCGATCGTGTGGTTCGATCCGACAGGCACAGGAAAGCCCTGCACCACGGTGTCGTGTGTTGTCGAAGGGAGGTACATAGGCAATGCGGCGATCCCCGTGGCATACGCCTACTACGCCCATACCGGAGACGGCACATACCAGGGGCCGCATCGGATCATCGACTGCCACTTTCCACACTGCAACCTCATCATCGGCGGGTCCTGCGGAACCTCGACGTTGATCGAGAACTGCGACGGCGACGGCGTGGTGCAGCCGGAGGCGCGGGACTCCATCACGATCAAGAACTCCCACTTTCGACAGCACGACGCTTCCCGTGCGTTACTCACTTTCGCGACCTGTAAGTACAAGATCATCGACACTGTTCTACGCAGCGCCGCAGGGACCATCTGGGGCCAGGCGAAAACGCTAGAGATTGTGCGTGGCGCCATCATCACCGATTCAAACAACGTTCTGGTGGAAGTCGCGAATGCCGAGCGCACATCCATCGTTGGGACAACGCTGCTCACAAGCGGGGCGTCCATCGGTTCGCTCTCGGGAAACGTGGAATTTGACGGCAACACTTTGCCCGCACCCCTCGGGTCGATTAGCGCAACGGTCAACGGAGTGACCGACACGTTGGCCAATTTCCAAACGTCGTATGGATGGGAAACCGGACACACGCGAGAACCCTTTGTGGTCGCAAAGACTGCGGACTACCCAATCGTGATGCCGACCGATTCCAACGGCACCTTTACCAATACCGGCGCGGCGGACACAGTGACGTTGACGCTTCCGACGGCAGTGCCCAACCTGGAATACGGCGCGGCCGTCACGGTGGCCGAGGAGCTTCGGCTTGACCCAAACGGCACCGAGGTCATCTGTTTACCGTCGACTGGCGTGCCTGGAGCGGCCGGCAAGTACCTTGTGGCATCGGCAATCGGCGCAACGATCAAGTTCAGGTGTTACACGGCTGGCGTTTGGGCCGTCGAGAGCTACACGGGAACATGGACGGCAGAGGGATGACCGCCTGCCACACCACGCGCGACGGCAAGCCGGGAGGAGGAGTAGCAGCACCATGACAAGCAAGCGAGACGACGACGAAGCGGGCGCGGTGGGGCGAGCCATCGGCGAGGAAATCTCGCGTGCCATCCACGCGGAACGGACGCCGACGCCCGTGGTGCCATCGGAGCGCGAGTTCCAGCGCATCGCCCGCGAGGAGGTCCACGCCCACGCCGACCACTGCCGCGACGAGGGCCCGCTCTGCGTGGTGGCCGAGAAGGTCGACAAGCTGCGCGTCTCGTCCTACCGGCAGAACGGGGCGCTGGCGTTCCTGGCCATCATCGGGCCGCTGCTGCTAGGGCTGTGGCTCAACAGCCGCTCGGACGACCGCCTCCAAAGGCAGATCGACGTGGCCGCCGACGTGGCCCGGCAACTGAAAGCGGTGCAGGACTCGGCCAGGGGAGGGGGTGCGGCGTTGGAATCGGCTGTGGCCGACGTCCCCTCGGCAATCGCCCAGGTGCAGCCGTGAGCCCCGACGACAAGCTCCCCTGCGACGGCATGCTCGACGAAACCTACGCCATGATCGTTACGGTCGAGGGTGTGCGCGCCATATGATGTATATTCTTTGTGAGAGATACGATCAGTAGGCACAACCACTACGGTCTAATGCTACAATCTTGAGTAAGGAGCTATTCGCATGCCATTGTCTTTGACTGTCATTCCTGCTTCCTTTGGTAAGGGCGGGGCAAACCTTAGCGACGGAAATCCGACGCTGTATACCATTTTGGCTGAGTTCCGGGCGGCCCTTTTGACGCTCGAGAGTTCCATCGTAGGCCAGGATACTGTCGGGAACGCGACGGCGACCAATCAGGCGGCTACGGCGACCAACCAGGCCGCGACTGCAGCCAACACGGCGTCGCGCCGAGCCGGCCACGTTCACTATGTCAACCCACTGGCGGCCGACTACATCTACATCGTGGCCTCCGCGTTGCCGGCCGATGGCGCGCAGATCCTTGCGCACCAGCCGGACGTTCCCCGCAAGCTGGTCATCCACACCGTCACCGGCTGCACGACCGCTCTTATGGACATTGTGGGTATCGGTCCGAGCGGCGAGGCCGTGACCGAGAGTGATATCGATGTCAAAGCCGCGGGCGACATCGTGACCACCAAGGCATATGCTACTGTCACTTCGATCACGCTCAAGAGCGTTACCGGGCCTGCCGGAACGGTCGGTGTCGGCCAGGGCGCGGCCCTTGGCCTGCCGGCTTCTCAGGTTCCGGCGTCATCTGGGTTTGTGGTCTACAAGGAGGCCAAGGACACCGCGGACGAGACTGTCGGCACGGTGGACGCTACGGCCGGTACGGTCGCACCTAGCGTGGCGGCCGACGGAGCGAAGGCCTTCGACTTTTGGTATACCTACGGTGTGACCGAGGTCCAGGCGTCACACAACCACACGCAGGACTCGCACAATCACACGCAGGATGCGCACACCCACGCGCTTTCGTAGTTCCTGCCTAGTTAGCTTGAAGCGCCCTCGGATTCATCATCCGAGGGCGTTTTGTATTTTTGGACTTGGAAATACCGATGTTGGCTGTGATATCATAGAACGACAGCAACAAGGAGGCATATCATGGCTTTGAAGACATTGTATATCCGTATTCATCCTCTCTCGAAGGGCGGCAGAGGCGGTCACCGAGTCCAGCAGTATTTCATTTACGGGTCGCTTTTTCGTGTGTCGCAGGGGTGGTACCGATGTTCGTTTTCAGAGGAGCAGTGGGCGTATCTTCGTGATGTTCGGACGAAGAACGTGGATCCGGAGTCGAAGCTGGTTTTCGATATTTGCACGGAGCAGGAGCGGTTGGAGATCGAGGTCAGGGAGCGGCAGGAGAAGATCACCGAGGTCGCTCCGGTTGGTGAGCCGGTCGACTTGACCACCGGTGACCTGCCGAAGTCGAAGTCCGCCGAGGACGGCCCAGTGGATCTGGCTCCGCCGGCGGAGCCCTCCCCTCGCAGGCGTGGGCGGCCACGCAAGGTCGTCACTACCACCGAGGGCTAAGCGGGCGCGTTCTTTGTAGGACGCGGTTCCGCAATGGACCGCGTCCTCCTATCCGCGATATGATCAGAAAGTGCTATTCGTCGTCAAGTCCCAAGGCGCTACCGTAGCCAACAGAGCCCTACCTCTGTGGGTTCAGACAGGCAATGCTCATGATCTGAATCCTGGTATTTTGTGTGATCCATATTCGGCCGCGTTTCAGATACTAGATTCGACCGGAACGCAGATCTACCCGGTAACGCCCGGGACGAAGCAGTCGGTCAATCTTGTCACACACCGCGTCGGTCTTGGGTACTATGCCGCCGTGTGGACTTCGTCCGCCGCGGCCGTCGGCGCATATACAATTCGTTGGTCCGTAGTTCCGGTGGTTGGGGACGAGGAGGTAGTCTTTGATCAGTCTTTCGAGGTCGTGACGAAGGATTTCCCCGGGAGGAACTACTGCTCGCTGCAGTCGCTTCGTGATGACGGGATCACGGCCTCGGCCGTGGCGGATGACGTCGCGCAGCGATTGATTGTGCAGGCGTCGCGGATGGTCGAGATGTACACCGGGCGCGTCTTTGCGCCGGTGCCGAAGACGGTTCGTGTCGATGGCAACAACTCTCGCAGGCTGCTTTTTCAAGAACCGATCGTGGCGATCGAGAGCCTCACCGTGAGCCTGTTTTTGGGGATTCTCGAGAGCGACCTTGCGGTGCTTCCGGACACCTTCCTGGTGTACAACCGACACCTGTCGATGGGTCTTCTACAGCCCGACGACCGGGACAACCCCAAGATCGAGTTCGTGTACGACGCCAACCTCGAAGGCGCGCAGAACATCGAGGTTGTTGGGGTCTTCGGCTACACGGAGCCAGACGGATCTTGGTGTGGGCGTACTCCGGAGCTGATTCAGGTAGCGACGCGCTTGCTCTGCTTCCGTTACCGGGCCAAGCCAGGAACAGATGACCGTGACGACGACGTGAAGCGCGGCCGGATCATTTCTGAGCACACGAAGGACCAGGGTTATCAGTTGGCCAACATGTCGATGTTCGGCGGTTACACGGCCGATCCCGAGATCGACGGTATTCTGTCGTCATTCACGAGGCCGCCGAAGTTCGGAGCCGTGTAAGGTGCGCGGCCGCCTCATCAACCGGTTCGGAGTCCAAATCTACCGGTTGGATCCAGTAGGAACGGCGGAGGACCCCGGATACGATTCCACCTTTCGTGAAGTCAACGTGCAGAGCACGGCCGACGGGCTAGGGAAGGTCGAGCGAGCGGAGCTTGCTCCGATCGTCGTACCAGGGCAGTTTAGTTCAAACCTGGACTTCCTGCGTCTGCAGATGTCGAACGCGGGTAACCTCGCAGAGGGCATGTTCCGGGTTCTCTTCCATTTCCGTGACCTCGAGAGCATGGGTCTTGTAGAGACCACGACCGGCCTGGCGCAGATCAAGCCACGTGACCGCCTAGGTGGTATATACCACATCAAGACGGGCGCTCTGATTCAGACCATCCCCAACCCACCAGGTCTTTTTGTCCAGTCCGCGGATCCCAGGTTTGGGCTGGGAGATTCTCGGAATCTCCTGATGGTGACGTTCATGAGCCGCGACCCGGGGCTGCCGGTGGACAGCAAGTTCGGCAGCACGCGGCCTTCGGTGTGGTAGGGGCCAGCGATGGGAGCCGAGAATGGCTTTCGTGTCCTCCGGTTCGGCGACTGGGACAAGGCTCAAGCGATTCTAGGGCAGGGCATGCGGCCGGTGTATCGTGCCGTGGGCAAGGCCTGGAACCAGGAGGCTGCGTTTCTCAAGCGCCGGCTGGAGCAGGGCATCCGGGATCAGGCGCCCGGCGGCCGGAAGTTCAAGCCTCTGGCCCCCACGACGCTGGCGCTGCGCAAGTTCTTGGGCTTCGGTGGTACCAGGGCCTTGATCGGTGTTAGTCGGCAACTCATACGGTCGATCAACGTCACGAAGTTCGGGCGCCTTGGGTCGAGGGATTACAAGGTCTTCGTGGGGATCTTGTCGACGGCCACCGGCTCTTTCCGGCGCAACCTATTCCGGATCGCTAAGCAGAACGAGTTCGGAAGCAAGCCGATCGTCATCCGAATGACTCCGAAGGCGCGTAGGTTCTTCTTTGCGGCGATGCGCTCGAAGAGCAGGCGCAAGTGGCTCGGCAGCCGCGACCGCCTCTCCGGTCGCTCTACCTGGTTTGTTGTGGTCCGGATCCCACCGCGGCCGGTGTTCGAGCCGGTTTGGAAGATGTGGGGCCCGACCTCAAAGCTTCGTGTCATGATGATTGTGGAGCGCGAACTGCGCGGGACGTACTCTCGATGATCCCAACCATAACAAATATCACTCCTAGTTCGATACACACCGGCGGACAGCTCATCACGATCACCGGTACCGGGTTTCGGACAGCATATCCGATTGATCCGGTTACGCCTCATCCTTGGGCTACCCCTACACCAACCGTGTCCGTCACCGTGGGCGGGCGCCCCGCGTCTAGGATCAAGGTTCTGTCGAGCACCTCCATCTCATGCATGGTTCCTTCGGGCGACGCCGGTGTGGCCGCGGTGCAGGTAAAGAACCTCGCACAGGACGGGTCTCCGATCTCGGGCGAGGTCGCTTCTTCTAGCAGCCTGTTGACATATACCCGTGTGGACCTGGCTACCTCTTCGGACCTGGCACGTGTGGTTGAGGCCCTCGTGTTGGAACTCCGGCGACAGGTCATTGATAATGTGTCGCATCTACAGTCGGTGGACTTCGATGCAGCTGATCCGGATGTCACGGCCTTCGTTGGAATAGATATAGCTCGTCTACCAGCGTTGGCGCTGACGGGGCCGTCGCTTGTAAAGAATCGTTTCTACGCCGAGTTGAGGCCGGAACACCAAGAAGACGACGGGTCGTTCTCGCGGAGGAGCTCACTCGCGACGTATGACCTGGTTTTCAAGCTTGTCGGAATCGACAACCACACAAGGCGGAGTTTCAACCTGCAGGCTTTGACGCTTCAGTTCTTTAACAAGAACAGCAGCTTGCGGCTCCAGCGGGATCCGACGGATTCGTCGAATGGGTTCATCGACTACGAGCTCGAAGCGGATACGATGGACAACACGTCCATCAATACCAGTAGCGACCTGCGGCTTTTCACGGGTACGGTGACCATCATCGGCTTCCAGTTCGAGGATCTGGCCGGGATGTCGAAGCAGGCGGTGGTCGAGACCACCGCGGCGGTGGACGATTTCAATGTCGTTGGAACTGGGATATAGTTCTTTGCTTCTTGTGTGGGTATAGTCGACACGGGTACAATGAGAGACAGGCGCCGGATCTGGCGTCAGTGTCGGTAAAGCATATAACCGAGGACACATGCGACTTAAGAATTTCTCGAAGCGAATGGTGGTGGTTACTCTCCCGCACGAAGAGGTGTGTGGAGCCGAGTGCTACTGCACCGCGGGGCAGCATCTGCAGGGCGCCCACAACCCGAGGACCGGGGATGTTGGGATTCGCCAAGTGAGCCTGTTGGTCGCGCGTTCGTTGCACATTCCCGCCGGCGTGACGACTGAGGAACTGCCGGAGGCGTTTGTGAACGCCGGGCAGGTCAAGACCCTCTTGAACACCAAGGATTTGCGAAAGGTCGCGTAATATGCCTTCGAATCAGCTGCTTGCTTCCAAGATCGTCTTTCAAGAGGTTCCGCCGGCTGGTCGGGCGGTTCCTTCGTTCAACACGTGTGTCGTGGCGTTTGAGGGAGTCTGTGAGAAGGGGCCCCTCAATACCCCGACTCTGATCATGGGTTTTGACGACTTCAAGCGGATCTTCGGCGGGTACGTGAGCGCCGGCGATCTCGCGGTTTGTGTCGAGGGCTTCTTCGCTACCGGTGGCGTGCTTTGCTACGTGAACCGTGTGGTGCACTACACGGATATCACCGACGCCACGACCAAGACCAGCGCCAAGGCTACTGCAACGCTGAGCACGGCTCCGATCGCCGCCACGGCCGCGAGCGCGACGTGCGCCAACACAGGGCCCTACGTGCTCGCCAATGGGCAGACCGTGGTTGTCGTGATCGACTCCGAAGCCCCTGTGACCGCGACGGTCGCGGCAACCGCGGCGGCGCGTACAGCCGCCAACGCGGGTACGTTTGCGATGGCGGACGAAGAGACGATCACCGTCAAGGTCGACGGCGGGGCCGTGCAGACGGTTGTTTTCTACGCTACCAGCTTCGTCGATATCGGCGCGGCCACCGATGAGGAGGTTGCGGCGGTAATGGCGGCAAGCCTGGTCGGCGCATCGGTGGACCTCAACGGTGGAAAGGTGCGTATCACTTCGGACAAGAAGGGCACCGGGTCCAAGGTCGAGGTCACGGGTGGAACCGCGAACGACGTTATTGGTTTCGTGACGGACGAGGTTGTCGGCACCGGAGATTTCGCAGATGTTTCGGCAGCGCTGGCCTCGGAAGTGGCCGCGATCATCGCTACGGCGGTGGGTGCTACGGCGACCGTCTCCTTGGTCGGCGGCAAGATCAAGATCGCGTCGAAGATCACCGGCGCTGGTTCGCATGTGCAGGTCACCAGCGCTTCCACAGCGGTGGTTTTGGGCTTCGACAACGCGGTTCACAACGGCGTGACAGCGGCTACTTTGTCCACGCTTACGGCCGAAGGTAAGTACGATGGTGCGTACGCGAGCGCCTTGTCGGTGCAGGTAGCCGCTCCGACGTCTGGGGCCACCGGCCGGTTCAACGTGTACGTGGTGGATTCGACCGGTCTTCGTAAGGAGACCTTTTCGAACCTGTCGATGGATCCGACGTCCCCATCGTACGTCGAGACCGTCGTCAACAACGTCGACACCGGATCTGAGTACATCAGTTTGACGGATCTCGAGGCGGTAACGGACGATACGAGCGCCATTCCGGCCGTCGCCACCACGGCACTGACCGGCGGGTTGGACGGTTTGAGTGACAACGGGAACATCGGTGACACCGATTACACCGGCAGCTCGGCCTCTTGGACCGGGCTCTACGCGTTCGACCGCGTTTCGAGCATCACGGTGCTGGCGGTTTCAGGCGTGGCGACACCGGCCGTGCACTTGGCCATGGTTGCCTACTGCGAAACACACCGCGGCGGCCAAATCTTCCCGATTCTGGATCCCCCAGCTGGGTTGAGTTTCTCGGCGATGATCACGTATCAGACGACCACGGCCGCGCTCGAGAACCTCTCCGAGTTCGGTGCAATCTACTGGCCGCGGATCAAGGTCGCGAACCCGAATCAGACCGTGTATGGCACCGCGACCACGATCACGATCGCCCCATCTGGGGACATCTGCGGCGTGATCGCTCGCACCGACAACGCCCGCGACGGTGGTGTTTGGGATCAACCGGCCGGCACCGAGACCGGAAAGTTTGCCCGGGTGCTGGGCTTTGAGAACGACGATGTCCTCAGCGAGGATGTTCGGGACTTGCTCTTCCCGCACCGGATCAACCCGCTCACGACGCAAGAGGGGTTCCCGCGGTACATCGACGGCGCCCGGACCCTTAAGGGCGACGGCAACTTCCCGAGCATCGGGCAGCGCCGCGGAATCTCGTACTGCGAACGCACCATCAAGGCGGCACTCGAGCCATCGCGCCACAAGAACAACAACGGCGAGACCAGGGCCCAGGTGCAGCGCACCGTGTGGTCGTTCCTCAAGACGCAGATGGATGTCGGCGCTTTCGCGACCAAGGTGCCCGAGACGTCGTTCTATGCCGACTTCGGAGACGCTCTGCAGAAGGCCGCCAACATCATCGACGGTCAGTGGGGCGTTGCTACGACCCAGCCGGCCGAGTTCATTCGCATGAAGGTCAGCCAGGATATGCGGGCGGCTGACGCTGTGAACCAGTAAGGAGCACGAACACCAATGGCCATCGTAGGAACTCCGCGAGTTTTCGACAAGAAGTTCGCCTTCTTGCTTCAGATTGACGGGTTCGCCTGGGCGGGCTTCGCCAAGTGCTCGTCCTTGAAGGCGACGATTGCGCAGGTCAAGCATTACGAAGGAGGAACTCTCCTTCCTAGCAAGAGCTTGGGCCGCACGGAGTACGCCGACCTAACTCTCGAGCGAGGGGCCACCCGCGGCGACGCGGACATGTACACTTGGTTCACCATGGCGATGGCCGGGCCCGCGAATCTCGGCGTGAAGGAAGTGGCTTACAAGCGCCACGCCGACCTGGTTCAACTCGATCGCGACGGCGAGGTCCTGAAGCGTTACACGCTCATGGGCTGCATGCCGACCGAGTTTGAAGCCGGCGAGTGGGACAACAACAGTGACGAGAACGTGATTGAGAAGCTCGTCATTGCGTACGACTACTTCATTCGAACGCTTTAGGGCGTAAAGCCGCTTAGCGGCAGCACAATCAGGGGGAAAACATGAGTCGTGTCGTAGACTTGCCTTCCGGGGCAAAACTGGAAATTCGTTCGCTCACCGGCAAGGAGAGCAAGATTCTCTCGGACAAGGACGCTATCAAGAGCGGCCTGTTCTTGGACAAGATCCTGAAGGCCTGCACCGTCAGCGTCTTGGATCCCGGGCCCTATCCACAGTCGGAGGTCTTCGATTGGGGCAAGGCGCTGGTCGGAGATCGGTTCTACGGGCTCTTGATTATCCGTGTCATTTCACTGGGCGAGGAGTATAAGTTCAAGCTTCAGTGTGATCAGACGGCGTGTCGGGAGGCGTTCAATTTCGAGCTGAATCTGTTGAAGGATCTACCCGTGCAGCGACTGTCGGAGGCAGGTAAGGCCCTGTTCGCGGCCGGTAACGTGTTCGAGACCAAGGATTCCAACGGCAAGACGGTGTCCTTCCGGCTTCCCACCGGGCAGGATGAGCTCGCGTCGGCCAAGTTCAACGAGTTCGATGGGGCGTTCATTCAGGCGCTCATGCAGCGTATCGTTTCCGTTGAAGGGGTCGATGACAAGCGGGTCTATCTCGAGGGCAGCTCCTGGGGTGACCTATTGAAGCTTTTGGATGCTTTCGACGAACCGAATTGTGGAGTCGATACGGATATCGAGGTGATGTGTCCGCATTGTCAGGGCCTACAGGACATACGCCTCCCTTTCGGACGGGATTTCTTGCTCCCTTCGAGCAAAAGAAGCCGGAAGAGCTAGAGGAGCAGGCCAGAGTCCTTGCGGAGCAGGTCCCCCTCCCGTTCTTCGAACGGGAGGACTTGTTGACGATAGTAGCCGAGTTATTGTATATACAGCACGGCGGCTCTGGCATGCAGCTCTCCTACCCTGCGGTAATGGATATGGAGCTGTCGGAGATCTTGTGGTGGCGGCAGAAGCTCTATGACAAGCGCCAGGAGGAAGTGGAGGCTTTGAAGCGAGGGTGACACGCCCTCGCGATATAATGAGTAGGTGAGCTGCTTCGTGGCGGTTCGAATAAAGCATATCTCCCATGGCGCTTAATCAACTAGGTCTCGGATTCTTGTTTACGGCGAGGGATCAAGCCTCGGCCGTGATCCACAGGCTCGAGCGGTCGTTGACCAAGCTGAATGACGTGCAGAAGCAGCAGTTGAAGACGCAGCTTGTGCAAGGCGCCATCGGCATGGGCGGGTTGATTGCCGGCATCAAGATATTCAAAGCATCTTTCAATGTTGCGAAGGAGGCCGGAGAGTTCAAGAGGGTTATGCAGGACGTGAAGGTCATTGCGGAGGCCACGGACGCCGACATGGCCAAGCTGCACGATGCTGCGTTCGAGTCCAAGTTCGCTGGGCCGACCGAGTCGGCTAAGGCGTTGTTGGATCTTGCGCAAGCCGGTTACGGGGCCAAGGACGCTATTCTCATGTTGCAGCCGTCGTTGGACACGATGGCGGCATCTCTGGGGGATCTGTCGGCCGAACAAGCGGCCGCGTTGACGGCGCAGACGTTGAAGGCCTACGGACTCGCGGCTGCCGAGGCTGACTTGACAACAGACAGACTGATCAACACGGCCAACGACTTCGCTCTGAAGGCGCGCGAGTTGCCTATCCTGATCGGTCGTTCCTCTCGTGGAGCCATTGCGTTTGGCAACTCTCTGGAGGATACGCTGGTAACGGTCGGCTTGGCGCGTAACGTGGTCGGCGGTATCGAAATCGCAGCCACCGGCGCGTCGTCCGCAATGGAACGACTAATCAACCCCAGATTCCAAAAAGGCCTAAAGAAGATCGGAGTCGATGTAGCGGACAGCACCACCGGACGTTTCAAGGCTTTTTCGCGGGTTCTGCTGGAAATCCGGGAGAGTCAGAAGTTCCAGAGCATGACGTTCCCGCAGCAAGAGGCGCTCATTCTAAAGACCTTCGGAGCTCGTTCGTCGTCCGTGGTTCAAGCGTTCTTCCGTCAGATCGAGGCGGGGGTGCAGACCACAACCGGAGAGATGGTGAAGGGAGCCGCCGCGGTCGACTATCTTCTGGGCAGAGCAAAGAACGCGCAGGGAGCGAAACAACGTTTCATAGAGGCCCACTTCGGCGACAACCTACCTGGCCAGATCGAGTTGCTGACGACAGCTTGGAAAAAACTGCGTGTCTCGATTGGGGAGATCCTGGAGCCTGTGTTAGCTCATCTGGTGAAGCGTATTCGACAGGGGGTAAGCGCCGTATTTGCGGAGTGGAACAAGCTGTCTCCAGAAACGAAGAAGTTCATTGTGCAGGCAGCGCTCGCTATCACGGGTCTAGCCACAGCGTTCGGGGCTCTTATCATGGTCAAGGCCGGTATCATGGTGCTGTCGCTGATCTTGACCGCGATGGGTATGTCCCTCGGTGCGCTGGCGCTTTCTCTCGCCCCGTTTGCGCTCGGAATAGCCGTCGTCGCAGCGGGGGCGTATCTGCTCTACAAGGCATACAGGGCCAATTTTGGCGGGTTGGCAGATTTCGTCGATGGGGTTTGGCGCAAGGTGAAGCTCGCGGTTCAGGGCCTTGTTCAGCTCTTCTCGAAGGGGGAGTTCTCTGGGGCGGTGATGACGGAGATCGACAAGGTAGAGAATTCTGGCGTGAAGTCGTTCGTGATCAAGCTGTGGGGTTGGGCCATGCGGATCAAGAACTTCTTTGTTGGAATTGGTAGTGGTTTCAAGGAACTCTGGCCAGAGCTGTCCTTCGTCTTCGGAGAGTTTCTGAAAAGCCTCGGAGAGATCGGCCGCATGTTCGGAGTGACAATCGGCGGCGCCGAGGAGAATCGTTCGGTGTTTCAGTCGTTTGGGGAGGTTGGGCGAACTGTAGGGGTGGTGCTTGCTACCACGTTGCTTCTCGGGCTGCGTTTGGCTGCTATTGGTGTCAAAGCCTTGACGATTGTGGTAGGCGCTGCAAGGGACGCTTGGATCTTGTTAGGCGGCACTACCGGCGGGGTGCTTCAGACGCTCATCGGCGATTTGCAGATGTTGTTCGGTGTGCTGACCGGAAATGGAGATCTTTTCTGGCGCGGGTTTGTCAACGCGACGATCGGCGCTGTGAAGATAGTCGTAGACGTGGTGTATGGGCTCGCTAGGGCGCTGGCTTTCGTATTCGACATGACCAATAAGGCGGTCGGGATCAATACGAACTACGGGGGCGAGGTGCAGGCTGGCCGCGATCGCTTGAACGACGGGCTGACTGATGCGGCGAACTATTGGAAAGGGCCTGGTTCTCCGGTAGTCTCGGCCACCGGTACGAGTCCTGTGGTGGCGTCCGCGGCTGGGATGCCGGCTCCGACGGTTATGCCGTCGCCTGCTCAGGCGCAGCAATTTTCTTCGGCGGGCCTTCAGAAGGCCGTCGAGCAGCTGAACGCGACGCTGCAAGGCAAACAGGCGGCCGGCGGCGCTCCGGGAATGGCCCACGTCGTCGTCAACCTCGGTAACGAGCAGTTGTTCTCGCGTATCGAGCGCATGTCTCGTGCCAACGCGTCTCAGGGTTATATGACTCCGGCAGCGGAGGCGGCGGAATAGGCTATGCCAGTAGGAAGGTCATTCATTATCGCGGCTACGGCCGGTGTCGAGGCGGCAGCCTTGCTGTCTAATCAGCGTTCCGGCCCGGATATCTACCGCGGTGAGCGCGAGGTTTCCGATTCGCAAGGCGATGTTCTAGCTCGGGGAGGGCAGATCGCGTCCGGACCTCAGCGTCCGCAGACCAGTAGCTTCGGAGAGCAGCTGGTAACGGCTAGGAACAACATCGCTTCCGTGGCGTTTGCGACCGAGCGAATGTACATCCAGAGCGTGGATCGGCCGGAAGAGATTGTCCAGGCGCAATTCAACCCGGAGAAGCTCAAGGAGAATATAGGGATCGACTGGGCGCGGTTCAACATCCCAGGCCTTTCGTATCAGCCACAGCAGTACGGCAACACCAACAACGTGCAGTACCGTTTCGAGCTTGTGTTCAACGCAGCGGCCGGGGCCTCGGTGCGGGACACCAGTGGAAGCGGGGCCGGAAGGGCACCTACGTCTTCTGCGACGACGCTCCTGGAGAAGATCCTGAAGGCGCGTAAGCAGTTGCTGGCGTGGGCGGTGCTGAGCAACCGGGATCAGCTTGGTGGCTTGGGGGACACGCAGCGGCTTCTCTTTGTGTGGCCGAACTTCATCTCGCTGACTTGCAACTTGGTTTCGGTGGAATTCGAATACGTGCAGTTCAACCTTGAGGGCCCTCCGGTGCTGTTTAGCTGCGATGTGCTGCTAGAGGAGGTTCGTGATGTCGCGATCTACGCCGAGGACATCCTGGCACAGGGCACCATGCGTAGTGGTCGAGCGCCGGAGACGATCTAATGCCACCAGGGGAATGGTCTCGATACTTGTTCTGCTGGGGCCTGAAGGACCAGCAGACCGGCCGTGTCGGTCTCAGTGAGCGAGAGCCGTTTGGGTACCAGGACTTGCCGGACAACAGGTACTACACGGTCGCGCAGGGAGACACGCTCTTTACAATCGCCGAAAGGGCGTTCCCTTCGTTCCCACGGGCCTGTGGGCTTTACTGGGTCATCGCGGATTTTCAGCCGGAGCCTATTCTCGACGCCACGTTGGAGCTCGAAGTCGGGCTCGAGTTGGTCATTCCGTCCGAGACGACGGTGCGCACGATGATCTTCGATGAACGCAGGCGTGTGGAGTTCGCTGGGTAGTCAAATGCGCCGGGACCGTCCGATATATTTTGTCAAGGTCTATCCGGAGGGCAAGGCGGGTAGGGTGTTGGATCTGTCCTTGCGGATCCTGAGCTACACATACCTGGACCGAAGCACGAAGGCTGACCGGTTGGAACTCAAGATCAACAATGGGGATCTGCGGTTCTTCGATGATCCGGTCTTTCGCAAGGGGACGCTGCTCGAGGTCTGCTGCGGTTATCCAGGCAACATGACCGAGAAGAGCTGGTGCGTGGTGAAGGGTGTGAAGGGTGGTGTGGAGCTGACCGTGGAGGCCCTTGGCCAGGGCATGCTTCTACACCAAGTACGCAAGTGTAGGGTGTGGAAGAATACGACTCTTCGACAGATCGCGGACAAGATTCAGTTCGAGTATCAGTCGATCTTGATGTACGAGGGCGCGGTCAAGAAGGATCCGCAGCTTCAAACGCTTGGTGACAACTTGCAGATCATTCACGCGTCACAAGCGGCTTTGACCGATGCGGAGTTTTTGGCGAAGCAGGCCAAGAAGTTTGGCCTCATCTTCCGTGTAGGCAAGGACGGCAAGATTCGCTTCGAAGAGCCGAATCTGAAGAAGGCTCCGACGCGGACGATCACCTGGCGCAGTGGCGCCGGCGATTGGGAGTCATTCTCGATCCATAACGACATCACTGCGTTGGTTGGCGCAGTTACGACCAAGGGTATTGATACCAAGACCAAGGGAGTCGTAGAACACCGAGCCGATAACGCTTCGACTAAGCGCGATGGTTTGATGGCGACCGTTGAGGTGGTTGATGAGCAGACTCTCCAGACGCGTTACGAGCAGCGTTCGGTCGCGGAAAGCGTGGAGCACACAACTGTGGCCGAAGCGGGCAAGGAGCAGCTCCAGGCCAAGGCCGAGGGAAAGCTCAAGGCGTCGCAGCGGGGCACGGTGAAGATCGAGGGCACACTGGTGGGGGATCCGCGGCTCTCCGCCGGGCAGTTGATCCTGGTCGTTGGTCTCGGGAAGAGGCTCTCTGGCCGGTATCGGCTGATTCAAGTGCGTCATGAGATCGCTCACCGCGGTGCCTACCGCACGCATTTCGTCGCTAAGGCCGATGGGCATGGCGGGTATCAGGAAGGGAACAACACGCCGAATCAAGCCGCCGGGAATTCCGAGAAGTCGCAGGACGCAGCCGATGTTCCATCGGTCGAACGGCATGAGGTGGTCGACGCGCAGACCCTCCAGACACATTACGAGTTTCACCGGAGCGGGCAGTAATGGCGCAGCACCAGTATGACGAAGAGTCTGGCGAGCAGCGTTGGTACGGTCTGTACTCTGGCACGGTAGTCAACAATCTTGATCCAGAGAAGCGCGGCCGCGTCCAGGTTCTTATCCCAGGGCTTTGTGAGCCGCACACGAACTGGGCTTTGTCCGCCGGCGGGTCGAGTTCCTCTGGGCAGTCCAACCGGGGCGGTTTTGACCCCCCTGCGAAGGGGGCCGCGGTGTATGTGATGTTCCTGTGCGGGGACATCGACGAACCGGTGTACTGGGGTGGTTGGCGAGGGTTGATCGGAGGGAAGACGGACGCACCGACGGAGGTTCAGGGTGCTTCGGTGGCCGACGCCGCCAACAAACTCAAAGTCTACGAGACGGATTCCTTTGTAGCGATCATTGACGAGCGGTCTAGCTCTAAAGCCTTTTCGCTGCGTAGCAAGGCCAACGGCGTCCAGGTCGACATATTTCCTAACCGGATTGAGATCGTAGCCGGAGGAACGATTCTGCGGGTCCGGGACGGGAAGATTCAGCTCGGGGGCTCGGCGTCGGAGGCCATCGTCAAGGGAACGACGTGGTGGAGCAATCAGAACACCGAGTTGACGTCACACATTGCAGGCCTCCAAGCGGTGGCGTCGGCTGCTATGTACGGACCCTCGGCGTCGTTGGTTCCTGGTCTTATGTCGGTGATTCAAGCACTGACTGCTTTGCAAGCGGCGGGCGCCGCCGAGGCGTTCCTGTCGAAGCTCTCTTTCACGGAATAGGTCATGGATTTTCGAACGATAGGAGATCTAATCGCCACGGAGGCAATGAACGAGCAGAACGTTCAGGGCGCCGCGTATGTCGAAGCGAGTGGTTCCCCCGCACCGGCGCCGGATCCGGCAGCACAAGCGTTTGCGTTACTGATGTCCAAGATTCTTGGTACGTCGATTGTGACACACGTGCCTGGATATGTCGGCACAGTGACAACGGCACCGAATATGGGTAGTGGTCTGGATTACCCTGTTCCGTCTATAGTCGCACAGGTTGACGGCGAAGGAAATTTCGTCGATATTTGGTGGAAATCTGGCGTAGTTGCTACCGCGTGGACTCCGCTTGGGTACAGTTCCACCAGGGATGATCACAAGGTAGCAACTGATGAGACGGATCAGACGGCCGGAGGCTCAGGCTACCTGTTGGCCAAGCATTCGAACAATGGAAACGTAAAGTTCTCGTTTGACGGCAGCTCCGGGCGGCGCGTGCGGGCCGATGTAGAGCTTCCGGACCCTGAGGTGCTTGGCACCTATCTATACACGACGCGCTTGCTTGACCCGTTGGTACGCACCGCCGCCAAAGGGATCCTGCATCATGGAGAGATCTACGGCTTCGGGACGTTGTGGGAAACGATCGCCGGCGTGTCGACGTGGCAGTGCTCTACGGTTGGGCCGATCTACATGCGTGACACTGGAGGTAGGGGAACGGTCGCCATCGCTGATGGAGATCGCTTCTGGGTTTGGCAGGCCGGGACCGGTCTTGAGAACGTGTACTTCGGCTTGTACGAGGCGGTCGACTGCGGCTACCACGTGGTCGGCGGGGTAGGCATCTCGACGTATGCCGTCATCCGCAGGGTGGCCGATGCCAACACGGCGGCTGGGCTGTGCTCCGGCATGATAGCTCAAATCCTTGGTGTCGGCGTCGAGCACAACAACGAGTGGTTGCGGATCACCACGAGCAACCCGATCACTCCCGATGTGACGTCGCTGGACATCGAGGTGCTAGTCGAGGGGGCATTCGCGCCCGCCTACACCTACGCGCTCCTCACCGCCGCTCAGATGTCAACCCAGGGGGCCCCGTCGGACGTGCTGCAAGGTCAGGTGTCGGCGACCGGCGGCGACGCGGATCTTGCGACGCCCTTCGAGACGCTGGTCGGTACCCCCGGCGTTGACCAGATTCCAGCCGGCCCGTTCACCGTAGAGGTTGAGAGCGTGCTGCTGGCAGACTATGACCCGACTGGCGTCACGCGAGTCAAGGCGCGCCTAATTGAAGACGACGGCGGTGCCGGCGTCGTCATCTGGACCGGCTACTCGGCCCCTATCACGTGGGGCTTGGCGCAGATGCAGGTCGCGCAGGACATTTCGTTTCAGGTTGCGCTGGCGGCAGACTACACGTTTGATCCTACTCATCGCCTGTATCTGGCGCTAGGCATCAGTACTACTTGCACCGCCGAGCAGACGTTGCTGTTTTGGTATAACAGCTCCACCCACGGCACGCGAATCAAGACGACGGTGCAGTTTCCTGTCGTCGGAGGAACTAACTGGCACCCAGACTTGCTCGGGCGCGACCAGTCGGACCAGCACCCGTGGGACGCCATGCAGGCCAGCGGCCGGGCCGCCTTCCCGATCGGAGTTGCCAGCAGCACTTCCGGAATGGTGACGATTGCCGCCGGCTACCAGCAGGCGCGACTCGTGGCCGAGCCGTTCATTTTTGGTCTCGATACGGATGGCTTTTCCGACGGCGCGTGGGTCATGCTGTTCGTGAGTAACGCGAGTCCGGCCGCACCGGTCACGCTTGTCAACAACGCTGAGGTAGTTGGCACCATCTACGCCTTCGGGTTCCCGCCCAAGGCAGGTCAGGCGAACGGGCAGAATCTGACTATGACGGCACCCACGACTCTGCACTTATGGCTCGACGCCACCGGGCACTGCTGGCGGTTGCGACATCTTCCCGTTGGATCTTCGGAGGTAGGCACATGAGGCGAATCTGGTTGCATATCTTGGTGGGCGTGCTGGTCAGCATGCTGACGGTCGGGTTGCCGGCCATGGCGGTCGATACCAGCGAAGGCAGCGATGGAGCCCTGGGATCCTACGCGGACCCGCCGATGCTTGACTACTCGACGGGGCAGGTCTACTGCTCCCAGGCTGCGCGCGGTGCCGTGATTGTATTCCCGAAGGGGACAGGTACATTCAACGCATGCTCGTCGTCAACTGTCCACACGACGGACATCTGCTCGCCATCGGCCGAAGCTGGCGGCATCCCTTGCGCCGGGACCGATTCGAAGATCGATATCGACTGGCTGCCGGCCGCCACCGCCTCAGCCACCAACGCGCTCTATAGCGCCGGCGGGCTGATCTGGAAGTCGACGGTCAACGACACCGCAACGGGAACCGGGACGGGCAGCGCCACGGTCACGCAGACCACGACCCGCGCCATCTCCGTGCGCACTCCTGTGGCCTACACGTGGATCGCCACCGGGACCAGGACTGCAACGCTGAGTTTCACGTCGACCGGAACAACGACTGCTACGTTGACGGTGACGGGTTTCGACGTCGACTCTGTGACTCGCACCGGCACCGGCACCGGCACTCAGACCCGCACCGTGACGGCGTCCTACACCGGGACAGCGACCGCCACAGGGACCAATACCGGGACGGGTACCACGTCGGGAACCGCAGTCGCGACCGCGACTGGAAGCGGCACCATCACGGCATCGTCGACGGCGCTTTCGTCGCCATACCAGTGGGGGTTTGTATCGGCAACCGTAGCGGACACGCAGACCCACACCGCGACCGGATGGCAGACCATCACATACGTCGTCTCAGCCACCGAAACCGGAACCACGACTGAAACGGCTCCGGCATTTGGGGACTTGGCCGCTACCCTGACTGCGACCGCAACCGTTACCGGGGCGACGTCGGGCACGTGGACTAACACCACGACCCATACCGCTACCGGGACCTCAGCGCTTGTCTCGGACAACCCGCTCGTCTCGGACACCAAGGTCAACACACACGTCCTCGCTACGCCATTCGGAGCAAACAAGACGCTGTCCACGACCGGAACAACGGTTCTGACCTCGTCGGACCTAGCGACTGAAACGCCGCAGGCGGGCGTGATTCCGCTTGCGAAGACAGACAGCAAGATTGACATTGGCTGGTTGCCCACCGGAACGGCGAGCAACAGCGTGGTCACGGGGGCGGACCCGAGGTTGACCGATTCAAGGGCATCTACCAACACGCTTTATGGTGAGGGCATCGGGTTCAGAACGGCTACCGGCACCGGGAGTGCCACGACGTCAAGCGCATCGGTCGCGTCGAATCCGACCGTGGTCAACACTGCGACGGCGGTGGTGACCCAGACACTCAGCGCACCTGGCGGGACCTCGACCTGGGCCAACACCCTAACGCTCACGCAGACCCAGATCGCGACGGCGACGCCAACCGCTGGGAAGATCCCGATCGCAGACGGGAGCGGGACGCTCAACGGCTGGATCACCGGGAGAGTCCAGGCCATTTACATGGCGGTAAGTACATCAACCGCAACAGCTTCCCCATATGCGGTGGACGTCACCTCTTTCACGTACAGCGGTCAAACTGGGTCCCTGGTGGTGTGGGGGAATGTTCGGGCAACAGGGACCAACGCCGGAGGTACGTGCTTCGCACAAATCCTAGTGGATTCTACGTTGCGAAGCATAGACAACTACGGAACTACAACGTCGGATGCTGGTGCCCTCGCTACTTTCTCTCCCATGGCATTCGTCTCGGCACTATCTTCTGGCAGCCACACAGTGACGTTGCAGGTCCTGGCATCTGAGGGCCAGACATGCACCGTAGGCCCTGGCCTAGGAAGCCTAATGGGATTTGTGAGCTACCAATGACAACGCGCACAATACGACTTGATCTTGGCCTGCACTATAGAGCGTCACTCAGCGCACTGAACGCCGCACGCCTTTGGCTCATAGCTAATGCACACCAGCCCGTAGCAACCGCACCCGTTGTCATCGCAGATCTGACGACACCCCCATTCTGTGCAGGGACGTTCCCCGCCGACGTCGACGGGCTCCGCATCAACGGAAGCGTCTGGACCGCGGTCTACAACGAGTCCGTCGCCGCACGCTGCGAACGCCAGGGAAGCCAGGATCATCAAGCTCGTTACCAAGAACCGGATCAAGTTGCACATTTCATTCTCCTGTGATGTTTTATATCATACGGCAGGTAGATATGCAAGAAGAAAGTGTATCGACACGCACCGCGTGTAACATGTAGGATCATAGGGTGGCAACCACGCAAGATCGTTTCGGTTCCGGCTTTTCTAGGCCGTTTCGGCGTACGTCTGCCGGGTTTGTAGTCCTTTCGGGGCCCGAGAAGGTTATGCAGTGTGTTGAAGAGGTCTTAGGAATAGCGCCGGGTCGGCTTCCGTGGAGGGCGTCGCTGGGTTGCCGCGTCTTTCGTCTTCGTCACATGGGCAACGGGATCCAGCGGCAGGAGCTCGCTCGGGTTGATGTGTACGATGCGTTAACGCGGTGGGAGCCGCGGTGTCGCGTGCGCGGGGTGGCGCTGGTCGCCGCGTCAGCAACGGCCAGAAATCTGTTGGATCTTACGGCGTCGGTGGAGATCTCCGGGAGGGTTGTGTCCCTCAAGCGCACCATTTAGCGGGCGCAAGGTGCCGAGCGAGCGGAGGGCGTCGCCCCCTACGCCCTGTTCTTGACGCTTGCTCGGCACCTCGTGCTCGCTAAAACCTATACCGGCACGGTACAATACTTAGGTGCTCACACCTCTCCAAGACTACACGGACAAGGACTTCGACGCTCTCCGAGCGCGTTTGATATCTCTTATCAAGAGCATTCCGGAGTTCTCGACCTGGACCGATTTCCAGGCGGCGGATCTCGGGACCATCCTGCTCGAGTCCTTCTGCTTTGTCGGCGACGTCCTTGGGTTTAACCTGGACGCTGCTTCGCGCGAAGCGAAGTGGGGCACCGCAACGCAGAAGCGCTCCTTGCTGCGTCTGGCCAAGCAGATCTCCTATCGACCGCGTAGCGCCAGCGCTGCCACAGCAACGGTCACGATCTCGGCCGCTGACCTGCAGGCAAACTGCACGATTCCGGCCGGGACCATCATCAAGACCGGGACGAATCCGACGGTCGATTTCCAGGTCCTGGCGCAAGAGGTTCTGACGCCTGCGGCGCCTTCGGTGGACACGGATGTAGAGCATTCGCAGACCATCGTAGAGACTTCTGAAGCCACTGCGGACGCGTGGCAAACGGTCGAATTCGGTCAAGTGCCGTACCTGGATGATTCAGAAGCAATCACCACCCCACAAGGGGCGTGGACACGGGTGGACAACTTCTTGGCCTCCACGGCGACGGATCGTCACTTCACGCTGGACGTGGATGCGACCGGCAAGGGCGTTGTTACTTTTGGGGACGGCACCACCGGGGCTGTGCCGACCGGTACGATCTCCAGGACGTACAAGGTCGGAGGTGGTTCCGAGGGCGCGGTTGAAGCAGGCGCGATTACGGATATCCAGGGTACCTTCTACGACTCGGAGGGCACCCGAGTCGAGCTCACGGCCACGAATGCCACGAAATCTGTGGGCGCGGCTCCGGCAGAGACGGTGACTGCGATTAAGGTTCAGGCCCCCGGCTCACTCAAAGCCGGAGATCGCACGGTTGGGAGAGAGGATTTCGAATTCCGGGCACGACAAGCTGCGGGTGTTGGACGCTGTTTGTGTCTCACACGAAACCAAGACGCCGCGGTAGATTCCAATGCGGGTATGTTGTGGGTAGTTCCTACGGGTTTAGGGTTTCTTACTCCGACGATCCGGGACGCGATCACGGCGAAATTCGTGCAGTACCCATATTCCCCGACTATGGTCCTGGACATCATGGATCCTTGGTATCTTGATGTCGGCATCTCCGCCCGGATCTACGTTGTAGGGTCGGCTAAGAAGTCGGCGGTCAAGGCAGCGATCCTAGCGAATCTTGCGGCCTGGTTCGCGTTGACCGCGGTGGACGCGGACGGAAATACGATCGACAATCCCGCCGTCGATTTTGGGTACTACTACCAGGACGAAGACGGGTTGCCGACCGGGCTGCTAGCTTATTCGGATCTCTTCAACGTCGTGCGGGATACGACTGGTGTGCGAAGGGTGGGCGGAAACACCGAAGACTTCCTTCTTTCGTCGGCCATCGTCAACACGCAGGGCAGTACGGCGCTTGAGACTTCGGTCCACAAGGATCTGGTACTGAACCAGCGGTACTTCCCACGATTGGCGTCTGTTACGCTCATTGATGGGGATACGGGCGGGGTCTTGTAGATGACATCACTCGTCTCGGCTTCGGCGCTTGACCTTCGTACCGTGCGTGCTGTATTCTCGTCCGCGGTCGATACGACTGCGCTAGATCCTGATGTTTGGTCTTTTGCTGGAACGAGTACACCGCCCTTCGCTCTTCCATCCGCAATCTTGACGGACGGAGTCGATAGCGAAACCGTTCCGACAATGGTGGACATCGGTCTCGACTTCGACTTGAGCCCTGGGGCCTCTTACGAAATCACAGCTACTGGAGTGACAGGGGTCGCAGTTCCGGACAACGTCGCCGCCTTTTCGGTCGCTGCGTCGTCGGAGGTCTCGGGCCGCGCGTTTTCGTTCCTTCGTTGGATTCCTGAGATGAATCTACGGGAGGACGATACACGGGACCTGCGGAATTTCCTCTCCGCCGTCGAAGAGCTTTTGCAATTGCTTCTAGCCGACGTCGACCGTTTTGGGGAGATCCAGGATCCGGACCTCGCCCCGGAGTTCTTCCTGGACCAGACGATTCGAGATTTTGGCAACCCGATTGAGGACGCCGTACTCACGTTGGCTAAGAAACGCATCTGGGCCAAGTCCATTGTTTCTTTGTACAAGCAGATCGGAACGGTCGCTGGTCTACGCAATGCCATTCGCTTTTTTCTCGGTTTCGAGATCGATGTAATCTCATACAACCGACAAGGAATGCGCCTCGGAGAGAGTCTTCTCGGTCTGGATTGGATACTTGGCTCGGGCGACGACAGAGCACGGCTGTTGATCAAGGTGGCGACGCCAGAGGGCCGGGCCTTTACCGACTATGAGACGCGTGTGCTTCAACAGATTGTTGCGTTGATGGTGTATGCGCACGAGGAATTCGTGGTACAGGCGGCTTTGCCGGCGCCGACGAATGTAACGGCCGAAGCCAGTGGCACCTCGGATGGGATTCTGGTATCATGGGACGCTGTCACTGGTGCTACGTCGTACGTCGTATACATGCGATCCACCACCGGTGTAACTGTGCTCAACGCACAAAGCAATACCACCGATCAACTGTCGCTCGTTCTTGAGATGTTGCCCGACTACCATCGCTATTTCGTCGTTGTTGCTGTGAATGTGCAAGGCGAAGGCCTGGCGAGTTCCGAGGTCGACGCCATTTCAGATTAGGAATCTATCATGGACAAGAGAAATTTCTTTGCATTGCAAAACGTTCAACCGTCCGAACTCAATGGTCTTGTGACCGCCATCGACCAGGCCATTGGCCAGGCCGGGTATGAAACTAACATGCGGGGGGTAGTCTACGGACTAACCGTAGGCCCAACGGATCCAGTGAGCATGGCCGCTCTAGTGCAGCCCGGTGTTGCTCTTTATTGTGCTCTTACTACATACGTAGGATCAGCAGGGCGTGTACAGGCCTGTCGGCTAAGTGAAGCGGTGTCGATTTCGGTGGCCGTTGATTATCTAGGAGCAAGCACAGCGGTCGGCATCGGCGAAGAACGTTGGGTATCGATCGTCGTTCGTCCGAAGACCGTAGACAGCGACCCACGAACCGATGAACTGGGCAACGAGGTGAACTTTGTCACCACCGAGACGGGCGAAGTGATCGTCGTTTCCGGAACGATTGGAGGAGGAATCCCCGATGTCGGCGCATTGGGCATTCGCTTGGCGGACTTCTTGATTTCTTACGGAACAGTTGTTCTGAACACCGTCGACACCGGGGCGCGAGAAGCCTCTGTAACTCGTCTTCGTGGTGGCGCTGAGTCCAACGCTAAGGGGTATTCCCTGTTCTGGGAGTCGCAAAGGAATACCGATACTGTTGGAACTCTTCGTGCATATCTATCTTCGGGGGATGTAGGTCCAGCTGGGATAGTGCTCACGCTCGGCGCCGTGTGGTCGGTTAGTTCGCAAAAGTGGTACGGCACTGCCGGCACGATCCCGATGGCTCTGAAGTTCTGTTCGAACGGGTTTCTCTTCACGGTACGTACAACCGCACCCGAAAACGGGTGGGTGGATCAGGCCGATGGCAGCTGGAATGACGTCGCTAATCCAGGTAATACCGACTCAATGTTGATGTCCAAGGACGGGCTAAAGCTGTTTGGGTTAGCGAAGTCTGCGTTGATCAAGTCGAGCGGAACAATGACCGCTACCGGCGGGGTCGTAGGCGTCGATGATAGTTCCGTTACTGTTCCGATCTCGATCATGGGGTATTCCGGGGTGGCTGGTATCGGTGGGGTTCCAGAAATGAGCTGTGCCGTTGCGTTCCCGAGACCGTTCGCCGAGGCACCAGGAAGTGTCGTAGTTGACGACACGGATTATGGTCCCGGCTTAGGGGCGGTTGGTACGGGGCCTGATTACGATGCGAACGTGGATCCAGATACCGGAATTACTTGGCTTCTGACCAAGTGGGGCGTTATTTGCATAGTAAATCCTACCGAAGCTAGTACCCTGACTTGGTACAATCGCGTTATCACAGTTAGGTCGGCTCCGCCTACGTAGTACGAGGTGTTCAAATGGGAGATTATCGTAGACACGAAACACTTTCTCCGCTGGCTCCGGTGCCAGCTACGAACCTGGCCACCATGGGAGATCTGAAAGCCGGTATTGGTGATCACAAAGTCGTATGCACAGCAGAGCAGAGCGAGACGCACCAGAAGCAGTGGGGCGAGATCACCAACATCAAGATAGCCCTTGAGGGAATTAACGCCCGGCTACGTACCGTCGTTGTAGCATTGATGCTGGGGATTCCTCTGGTAGGGTCCGCTGGTGTGCTAGTTGCGAAATATGCGATCGTCGGTGCGGTTACTTTGGAACTCGACAGGCGGCTACCTCCGGTCAGATCTAGCGCGCAGATTGAGCCACCAGACGCTGGGGCTCCTCCTCAATATGCCATGAAGCTACCATGAGCCCAGGCGATCCTTCCGAGAAGCTGCCTTGTGATGACGTACTTGAGGCTTTGTGGGCCTCAAGAGGGGAAATGGTAGGTGTGCTTGAGGTAGTAAACAGCGCAATCGAGAAGACAGATCGGAGAATCGCCGCTTTGACGTCGTGTAGGTCTCGCTGTCGAATTCAGAACACGACGGCGGGCTAGTCCGGCGTAGGCGTCTCATTCTCGATCGGCCAGTACACGCCGCAAGCGCCTATCTCGATACCGCCTTCTGGGGCCACAAGGGTGATGGTAATGCGAACGGCGCAGGTCGCTGCGTGAGTGCACGTCAGACACAAGCTCTCTCCACTAGGGACTGTCAGTTCAGTAACTGTCGGTTCAGGAACTGTCGGTTCTTCTGATGCGGAGCCAGGCTTTTGCGGTCCGTATCCCATTTACTGTGGCTTTAGCCCTACCGGGCTTGGTTGCAGGGAGAACAGAAAGCCAGGAGGGCTGGTTTCTCGTGCAGAATCGAAAGCGCCTTCTACCTCAAGAAGTTCCGCGTCGGAGATCGTGATCTGCCCTCCGGAGCGTTTGGTTAAGACCGCTAAGGCGCGTTGGTAGGATTCGGTCAGTTGTTTGGCTTCGTCCAAGAGCCGCACACTGTCCAGGAATCGCAGATACAAATCGCGTATCACGTTGTTGCGGTCGTCCTCCGGGAGCGCCTTGATTGCCTGCAGGAGGCGGTCTGCTCGATGTTCGTCGCACCCTTGGGTACGATCTTCGATTTCGATGGTCATGGGTGCGTCTTCGTAGTGACCGGTGTTTGCTCGACAAAGCACGCGGCGGCTTGCCGGTTCCTATCCATCTGCCGAACGATGGTCGCCAGTTTCGGACTCTTGTGGATAGCTGCCTCGAGCTTTTGTCGCAGGTCCTCGACTCCAAGCGCTCGAGAGCTGATCACGGTGGCCGCCAGTAGCTCGTCCGGGACGGAGTCGATGCTGCTTTCGCTGGCGTGGTCGCCGGCGCCTCCCGGAGCATCGGTGCAGACGATCTTGATCACCGCGCCGTGAAAAGAATCGGTTAGAGCGAGAGCCTCGACCTCATTCACAAACCGAACATCATCCACCACGTAGACGCAGTGATCTTCGGAAACCGTGTCCTGCCGCTCCATCCAAGCCAAGAGGGCCCGAATGTGCACATCCTCTCCGAACTCCTCTCGAAGCCCTTCTGTGCCGAGCTTCTGGAGAAACATCCTGGCGGACATACCATATCGCGGGTCGATGGCCTCCTTTTGCGCCTGCGTCCCGAAAAGCTGCTCCTGGGAGAACCTCATCACCTTCTGGGCGCACCGCTTGAGTGGGCCAGCCAGGGAGACGATCTTCGCCCCGTAGGTATCACGGAGGTAGTTCGCCGCGTTGGTCTTGCCGTGGCCGGCTTTTGCAAGCAGTCCGAGTACGAAGATCATTCCTGTTCTCCTATCGAATGGTGGGTTGGGCGCACGAATATCATGAGGTTACCCCTTCTCGGCCGCGAGGCCGGTTTGTGTTTCGAAGAATGTGATAGCGTGGTCGCAAGCCGCCGGGTCGGGGAGGGCGCCGAGGCAGCGGCCGCCGGCGCGCTCGGCCGCGACCAGGGCCGCAGGAAGCACCGAACCGAGCACGAGCGTCGACGGAACCTCCCGAAAGAGCGGCTCGAGGAAAGCTACGTCTTCGTCCTGCCCGGCTTGTAGCTTATCAACCACCGCGGCCAGAGCCTCGTATGGGTGAGCGAAGGCTCCATTCTCTTGCCCTTCGGCCGAGAGCGCTTCGTAGGCTTCTTGCGGGATAGGCTCCCAATCGCCTCGGTCCTGGAACCATCGAGCCGCGTCGGAGTCGCAGGTAAGGCGTATGACGTCGTCCAGCGACCACCCGGCCCTCTTGAGTTCCCCGTTCAAGGCTTGGCGAAGAGGGTCCCAGCCGGGCCAAACACCGTCGAACTGGTATCCTACCGACCACCACCGTGGCCGCATATCCGGGGGCACCACAGTGTACCGAAGCACCGGACGCTCACCGGAGCAGAGCAGGCGAAGGGCGCGGGCGTCTGGATTTCCACAGAAAACCCGGTGTGTGCCGAGGAGCCAGAGGTCACCCCGTGTGACGCGGCAAGGGGCAGGCTCCGGCTTCGGGGTCCTCTCGCCGGTCCTGGTCCTAGGAGCGGAGACCTTCGTAGGAACAATCACCGCCGGCGAGACGAACGGCTCGGTCGACGGTCGCCATTGAACCTCGATGGGGCGCCATGTCACACCGAGCGAGGCCAGCTGGGCGTCACGTTTCGGAACATTCCAGCGGGCGAGCTCGGGGGCGCGGTTGGCACGAATGGCGAAGTCCATGGCGTCCTGCTCCGTGCCGGAGAACTCGATCATCGCGAGCCGCGTCCAGCCGAGTTCGCGAGCTACTCGCAGTCGGCCGTTGCCGGCCTTGATGACATGCCGCCCCGCGAGATCCGTCCAGTACACCAAGGGCTCTACCTGGCCGTGCTTCTCGAGCGACTGCCGGATCTCGTCCAGGTTCTCTTCAGGATGCTCGCGGGCGTTCTCTGGGTCTTCGATTGCGAAATCGATCGGCTTGACGTGCGGTAGGAGATCTTCGGAAAAGCGCTCCATCGTGGGAAATGATATACCGACGCAGATGGTGTGGCAAGAATTATCTTGCGCAAGAATGCTTTTGTACAGCGTCGGTCGATCACAGGTGATTCAAATCCGGCAGCTCGGACACGAAGAGGTCTGCGGCCGGGGCGAATTCCGCAATGGCTTTGTCGATAGGGCCATAATCGAAGGTCAGGTCTTTGATAGAGACCCTACGCAATTCCACCGGGATGTTCGTTCCTCCGTAGTTCCGGATGATCAGTGGCCGCTGGTCGACCGTCGCGTTGATGGCGTTTCGGACTAGGCTAGCCTGCGGCTCCGTTACGAGTAGATCGAGGTTACGACATTTATCAATCTCGACACGGTAGCGGTCCTTTCGCTTGTCCGTGTACGCTTCTCGCAAGTCGCTGAGCCGCTCATGGATCAACTGCCCCATCCGGAGTCGAAGTTTCAGATCGTCTCGCCGCCACGGGAAGTGCCAGTATTCACAGCGGGTACGGCGTT